CAATTTACTGATGCACAGCACGTTAATACCTGTATTGACACAAAAGCAGCAAGCTTTACCAGTGCAACGTCAGCACAGGTTATGGAGCAGCAATTTGCTGACGCGCAACACGTTAATACACGCATTGATGCAAGTGCCGCAGGTTTTACAAGTGCAAGCTCTATTCAGTCAATAAATCGACAGCGCATTGAGAGCAGGTATATTGATGCGCGGATTGCATCACGATCTATTCATGTGCCAAGGCGATTAGGTTTATCGTCTCAGCTTGAAGCTTATCAGCGATTAATAACGCAAAAAACAACGGTTGTTAGACCGCAAACAGCTAGCATTCCTGCTGTTTTTGCTGCGTCATTGCAATCTAGCACAGCGATTTATTTAGCGATGGTGTGTCAAGCTATTATAGAAATCGGTGCAGACATTGGTGGGCGAATAGGTTGTTCACTGCAACTGCTAACAACGAGAAAAATGGATGTCATGATATGAGTTTGCAAATTATTCCGTATCCTACGGCGAGCGCCATTGAGCGAGCGCTAGAAGCGCACGAAGGCGGCTTTAGTCTGAAAATCAAGTATATTTGGGTGGGTCAAGGTCGTCAAACGATTGAATTGGACGATGCAGGTCGTGCAATAACCGAGGTGCTCGCTGAGCCGATTGGTTACGTTGAGGTGCTTAACGCTAAAAAAATTAACGGCTATCAATGGCAGATTACTGTTGATATATCAAAAGTGGTGGATCATGAGTGGCACTTGTCAGAATTTGCTGCTTGTGATGAAAATAAAAATGTGATCGCAATTTACGGCAATGAAGATCAAGCGCTGCTAAGTATTACCCCGTTTTTAGATAATGCATTGCTAGCAATGAATCTTGTGCTTGCTACTTTTCCAGCGAACTCGGTTGTCATCGAGCATCACAATTTGCCGCTCGAACTCTTTTTTGACAATGAATTTAAGATGCTGCATCTGGCTTATACCGATGTTGCAAACAGTCAACTAAAGCTAGTTGAGGAATTAGATAGCAAAGCTTCTGCAAGCGAATTTGGTTTGGTTGCTGCCAATCAGTCAATGGCATTGCAGTTGCAAAATCAAGCGAATATGCAAGCTGGAGTGCTGGCGGCAAGGCAATACAACTATCACGGCGACACCGATGTGCAGCGCAACGTTTGGGATAGAAATTATAATCCCGCAGGTAGTCACAATCATAGTAATTATGATCGAATGTCGGGCAATGCTGAGGTTTCTTGCATTACGCCAACGGGTCAATTTATCCGAGTGCGCCACTCCGATTATCGACATAAGCAAGCTATACAAGGCGGCTTTTTGGCGCGTGAGGATGTGCCAATGCCTTGTGTTCCCGCCTCGGTTACTCAGGCGGGTGATCTTCAGGCTCAAATCAACGCTATGCGACATCTTTATGCAAGATACGCGGCTGGCGAATTTCCAGAGGGCTTTAAATTTGTTGGCGTGGCGATTGAATGTTGGGTCGAGCCGTTTGAAGGTGATATCACAGAAACATTTGACTCATTTCGCCATCAACAAAATTTGGATTCAGCGATTGATCAATTTCACTTAAATAAAACGTATTTTGATACGGGTCTAAAAGATCGTTTTGAGAATTTGCCGTTCAATCAAGTGTTTGTTGCTAATATTGATAAAAAAGGGCGGCCGAAACTTGCTGTGCTTAAGGCTCGCTTTATTTGTCGTGATTTGTCTGAATTGGGTGATTTAAGGCCTTGGATAGAAACCGTAGATGATCCTGTGATGTATGAGTATCGCGGCATTAATAATGAGCGTTTTAAAATACGTGACGAATACAATAAACCTTCAAAATTAGATGAAATTGTAAGCAAATTTCCGGGGCTTGATGGCGCAGGTGCTTACATTGAAGAAACGCATCAGCGCTACGGTAAAAAAACAACGGTGCATAAGTGGGGTACGAGTGATGTGCTGAACGCGGCCTATTATCATCGCTGGGGAACAACGGTTGAGCTTGACGCATCAAATCGTCGAAATTACCTTGCAGGCTACAATATTCCCAATTTCTTTAAGGCGCTGACTTTGCAAGAAAAGGTTATGCCGACGGAATTTGGTAACAAACAACACCGTGTGTCTTGGTTAATGCCTTATGAGTTAATACTTTATCATCCCGTGATGGATTGGAATCCGTTAAACTTAACCGTTAATCCAAAGCCTGCCGAAAATAACCGAAACGGCAATTCAAGCAATAACCCTTATGCAGGTGTCAATCCTAACAGGTATTGGTATCGAACACCGAGTGCATTTTTTAGCGGCGAAGCGGTATCAGAGCGAGCTGATACAGGTTCGGGTGTAAAGTGGGTTTTAGGGCCTAATAATATTGCACACCCGGTTCGCTCCAGCGGTATTTTTATTACTTTACCGAAGATTGAGGGAATCGGTACTGTTCGCCAGCGTTATCCGATTTATCAGCGACCGCAGGATGGTAGTTATGAGACAGCGCTATCACATGCTTATCATCACCGCAACATTAGAATGATGGATGTGTTATCTGCTGAGCTAACGCGGATGCAGAAAGATAGCTTAGATAACTTGAGTATTGCGAATAAAAAAGCAAAAGCATTTAAGCGGCACGTTGATGATGGATTTCAGCAACTCGAAAGCACAGTAAACAACAATAAAGCGGACAATTTGCTGTTAGCAGATGCGTTTAATGCCGAACATGCTAATACGCATAATGACAGTATTAATACTCAATTAGTTTTTAACCAAAAAATTAACGACATTAAGCAAGCGCTAGATGCCTTAATTATTTAGTATTTTAAATCAGCGTCGAGAGATGCATTATCCTATAAAGGAGGCAAACATGCCAACCCCGTCCCCTGAAACGCTATTCGCGCAGTCTATCGATGCGAATCGCGCACTTAAAACGACTGTCGAAACAAAGCTTGATGATTATGAGCTAGCTGTTGCTCGATTATCGAATTTAGCGAATGAGAAGCTTGATGATCATGAGAATCAGATTATCAACTGGAAAAATGAAACAAAGCAGGAGCTGGATGGCGAAATCACAAGAATTGACAACAGTGATCGCCACCGTGTTATTTATGTTGATCAGCAGGCAGGTAACGACAATAGCAATGACTATGGCAAACCCGAAGGGTCTTTAAAGTCATTACGTAAAGCTTGTAACCAAGTACCATTAAATTCTTCTGCGCGTATTTTATTGCTGTCTGACTATGATACGAGCAAGGATCCCAACATTAAATATCTTTTCGGTTCAAACATGGTAAGTATTGAAGGAGTGGGTTCTAGAGTTGATGGTAATCCGCCAATTCGGATTAAATTAGACTACTTTGTTGATGGAAATAATAAGCGACAGTTTAAATCATTTTTTCAAAAAATTCATGGTGGTATTTCTGCTATAAAATTCACGAATGTTGGTTTTGATTTTCCCGAAATCAAAGAAGATAAAGGTGTTACTCATAAACCGCTGTGCTCAATCGTTTCTAGTTATTATCATCATGGCGGGCCTGCATTAATACAAGCGGGCTTTTTAGGATGTGACTTTAATGTCCCAGAAAACGGGGTCGGGTTTGTTGTAGCGAGCGCTTATAAAACACTAGCACTGTCTGTCATTGCATGTACTTTTACTGAAAATATGAGAGGACATTGGGTTTCAGATTGTGCGGCGGGCACGAAAACCACAGATGCAAGAAATGTTATTAGTAATTTAAGGGTATTTTAATGAAAGACATTTATTTTGAGCTACCTAACGGTCGTAAATTTTTCGGCGACATTAGTGAAGCTAAAGACTTCGGTGTTTCAGAAAAAGAAATTGATCGCGTCAAGCAATCTCTTGATCAGCAAGAAAAGAAACAGTTTTTGCGCAATAAAATTCAGGATGGGGCAGGTGATGTGCAGTCAATGCTGGGCACGGTCTCTGATGTCTCAGCTTACACAGTTGATAGTTTGGCTGTTGATATTTTAGCTGTCAACAACTCAGGAGAAAGTTCATATAAAGCCGAACGCATCCGCTTGTTTGAAGAATTGAACGGAGTTGGCTGGCAAAAAATAGTAGACATTGCAGAGCAATGGTTTAATCAGCGAAAAGCTGGAGAAATTCGTTTGCCGGCAATAGCCAAGGGTATTGATAAAGTCTTTGCAGACGTTGCGAAGCGTTCAACAAACGTAGCTGATATTTTGCAGCAAGCACAGTAATACAAATATAGGTGGGTTTATAGCCCACCTCACTCCTTCGCGTCGTGATGACGCATTATCCCGCAAGCAGGAGGCTATCATATGCCGTCAGATTTTCATCACGGCGTGCGTGTACTCGAACCGGAGGACGGTATTCGCAGTATTCGCACGATTGAAACCGCAATTATTGGTGCAGTTGTTACTGCAAATGATGCTGATCCTAGTGTGTTTCCTTTAAATAAACCTGTGCAGCTTATTGGTGCAACGCGCTATTTAGATAAAGCGGGTGAAAAAGGCACACTAGCGCGAACGCTTGATGCAGTTAAAGATCAATGCGAACCGCTGATGCATATTGTGCGCGTGCAGGAAGCGGACACCGAAGAAGAAACCATCTCAAACATTATTGGTGGTTATGAAAATAATCAGCGTACAGGTTTGCAAGCGCTGATTACAAGCAGCATTCAATTTGGTGAAAAAGCGCGGATTCTTGGTGTGCCGGGTTACGACAAAAAACTACCGATTGCTAATGAGCTTGACATTATTTGCGAGAAAATTCGCGCAGTAAATTACTGCGGTGTTTCAGCAGAAACGATTGATCAAGTTACACAATACCGCGACAACTTCGGTTCGCGTCGAAAAATGCTGATATGGCCCGAGTTTGTAGGCTGGGATACGACGATTGACGGCGAGCGAACGCTGTACGCTTCAGCGCGTGCATTAGGGCTTCGTGCAAAAATCGACTACGACATTGGGTGGCATAAAACGCTCTCTAATATTCCTGTGTCAGGTGTAGAAGGTATTACGCATTCGCTTTATCACGATCCAACAACGCAAGAACCCACCGACACCAAGCAACTTAATAAATTCGATGTAACCACACTCATTCGAGACAATGGTTTTCGTTTTTGGGGCAATCGCAATTGCGCGGGTCCAACATCCTTATGGCCGTTTGAAAACTATACGCGCACGGCTGATGTATTAGCGGACACAATGGCATTGGGGCATTTGTGGGCAGTGGATAAGCCAATGGATATTGGTTTAATTAAGGACATTATCTATACCGCTCGCGCCAAAATTAATCAATTTATTGTGCGCCAATACTTGTTGGGGGGTGAGGTTTGGTTTGATGGTGATTTCAATCCGAAGGAGCTGATTAAGGCAGGTAAATTAACCATCGACTATGACTACACGCCTGTGCCGCCGTTAGAAGATTTGCAATTTCAACAGCGCATTACCGACAAACACATTGTTAGCTTGATTGAACAAGCAGCAGCGCTTTAGGAGGTGAGTTATGGCATTACCGCGTAAGCACCAAGCTTTTAAAGCTTATATCTCATCGGACGGCAGTGATCCAACACCCTTACCCGGCATTGTTGCTGAATTTGAGCCGCCAACCAAAAAGCGGGTAACACAAGATTACCGTGCAGGCGATATGTTGGGTAAGCGCAAGGTTAATTTTGGCGAAGAGCAACGTGAAGCCACAATTGTTTTTGAAGACTTGCCCGACGAGCTTGTTAAGCAGTGGGCGGATTGTGGTGATTCACCGATTCGGCTGCGTGTCGTATCGTCTGAAGAGGTTGATTACTGCGATGTATCGCAACACGAATACGTTATGGATGGTTATTGGGATGAGATTAAAACAGACAAACTGCAAGCGGGTGAAAAAACGAATCACACTTGTAAGTTGGAAGTCGAAATCTATGCCGAGTACCGAGATGGTGAAGAATTAGAGTTTTGGGACAAAGAGTTGAGCATTCATCGCGTCGGCGGTGAAGATATGACAGCAAAACGTCGCAAAGCGCTAGAGTTGCCTTATTAATTAATAAAACTCCCGCCTCTGACGGTGCTACAACACCTTGGCGGGATAAGGATTTACATGGGAGATAGTAACAAACCGCAGATTAAAGTGGAAGGCAAAATGTCTGAAATAGGAACTGATCGCGTAGCACTTGCCCAAGCCATTGGTTACATTATGAACGGGTTGCTCTGGCGCATTGGATTGATCATTGTCCTTTACCAGTCACCCGATTTAATTAATGAAGTAAAAGACCTTCTTTGAAGTGCTTGGCTAACAAAACAACCCGCCGCGAGGCGATATGATCCCGAAAATGGAGATATAAAATAATGACAACAACTGCTTTTGATAATAATGCAACAGGCTCTGTTGCTGATGAGTTTGAAGAAACCTTAACACCCGGTTTTTATCCGCAAGATAATGGCACGGTGCTTGTTATCTTACACGATGAATTGAAATACCGAAAAGCGCCGACGCGCAAAATCACTATCGAGCGCGAATTGAGTGCCGCAGAACAAGATAAGGCAGGTGGGCTTGCAGCAATGTCAATGATGCTAAACCAAGGTTTTGCAAAAGTCGTAGCTAATGTTACTGAGCCACAAGTCACCGGCAATCAGTTTATGAATATGCGCGGCAAAGATCGCATGAATATCATGCACGGCATGATGCATTTTTTAGACTGATTCAGCAGCAGCGCGACGCACAAGGTCTCGATACGCCTGACGTTCATTATTGTTGGATTGTCATTAATAAGCATATTGGCGCATGGGGGCCGTCTGAAATGGAGGGCATGAGCTTAACGCAATTATACCGATGGTATGATCAGGCTGTTGAGATTGCCGAGGCAGAACGCGACGCGCAAGCAAAGAGCGATGATGCATGAGCGCAAAATCAATCGACATTACGCTGCGTTTATTTGACAAAGTTTCAGGGCCACTCAAACGTATTTCAGGTGGTTTTGAGAATTTATCAAAACAGGTAGGGCGTGCCCAAAATTTACCGCAAGGATTGCCCAGCGGCATTCAGCAAGCGCAAAATATTCAGCGGCAGACGGGGCAAAATTGGCAGCGTAGTAGCGATATGCTGGTGACTGGGCAGGGCATGATGGCGCTGGGTGGTAAGCTCAATAAGGCATTGCAAACGCCGATTGATGTTGCAATGAGCTTTGAAAAAACCATGTCTAAGGTTCGCGCCTTGGCTATTTCGCGGCTCGATAAATCAAGCAAAGAAAAAGAGCAGTTATTTCAGCAATTACGCAACCAAGCTTTAACGCTGGGTGCTGAAACGTCTTTTTCCGCCTCGCAGGTTGGTGGTGCTCAGTCATTTATGGCGATGGCGGGCTTTAAGCCTGCGGAAATAGAAGCATCCATGCGCGGCATTCTTGATCTTGCAAAAGCAGGTGATATGGGTTTGCAGCGTACTGCTGACATTACTACCAATATCTTGTCGGGCTTTGGTTTGGGTGCTGAAGAAATGGGGCGCGCGGGTGATGTGCTGGCATACACCTTCACTTCATCCAATACAACGCTATCAATGTTGGGCGAAACGATGAAGCATGTTGCGCCACTCGCTCGAAAGGCGGGGGCGAGCATCGAAGAAGTTGCAGCGATGACGGGCTTGCTGGGTAGTGAAGGCATTCAAGCAGAAGTAGCGGGTACGGCACTAAAGTCAGCATTTCTTACATTAGCCAACCCGAAAGGTGAGGCGCTTGAGGTGCTTCGCAAGATTGGTGTTTATGAGCGCGACATGAAAACGGGTAGGTTAAAGTCACTCGCGCAAGTACTGAAAGAAATTAAATTGGCGACAGCGGATTTTAGCGACGGCGGCTTGGCGGTTATTTCTCAGATATTTGGCAGAGAAGCGGCATCTGGGCTAACAGCGTTGGTTGATAAATCTGATCAGCTTAATGCTCGCATCAGAGAAACGAAAAAAAATACAGGCGCAGCAGGTGAGAATCTAGCAGAGTTGGCAAAGATTATGGGGGATAATGCCGACGGCAAAGTTAAAGCGATGCGCTCGTCGATGGAAAGCTTACAAATTACATTGGGTGATTTGTTAATGCCTACCTTTACTAAGGGTGTTGAATACATTACACGCCTGATACGAACGATACAAGATTGGGTTGAACGCAATCAGTACTTATCAAAAACGATCTTAACCGTTGCCAGCTACGTCGGGCGAATTATTGTGGGCTTGGGCGGTTTGGCGGTTGCGTTTTCGTCGGTCAGCTCAGCAACCGCTATGCTAAATAACGGATTTCATTCAATTGCGCGGCGACTGAGCTTGTTTCGCATAGCGTTTGTGATGGCGGGCGTTGCGGTAGCGGCTATCTTAAGCGAATGGCGTGAGCTACTACCTGTTGTTAAACAGCATTTTCCTGAATTAGGTAGGTGGCTGGGTGAGCATTTGCCTGCACAAATGAACCGTTTTGCGGCAGCAGGGCGTTATTTGCAACAGGTTTTTAGCGGCATTTCATCGACCACGCCGTTTTTGATATGGAAGAAAGAAATAGCGGTGCTGTCGTCAAGTCTTCAGTCTATTGGTTTATTGCCGGAGTGGGCATCGGGTCGTAAACCAACCCAGCATTCCACGGTTCAATCGCCTTCAGCAATAGCAGTCGCACAACCTGATTTTGATTTGCAACATTTGAGCGAGATTGCTTTAGGTGCTGATCAAGTCGAACGATATAGCTACGCTATTAAATCAGTGCATCAGGCGTGGCAAGTAGGTATTAACAAAGCAACGCCCGCATTACTTCAATTTAGAGAGCAATCGCTCAATAGTATTAAGTTGCTAATCGCTTGGGCAGGCAAGCATTCCGATAAAATTTCGACAAGCTTTGGCGGTGCAGCACTGGCTGCTTTGACTTATTTTAGCAACGGCTTGAGCTGGATTAATGAGAAAGCGCAAAACGGTAGCATGGGGTTGTGGTTGGATCAACTGCTTGCAAAACTCCCGATGCTTGTTGAGCATATTAAGCAATTTAGTGGGCAAGCGTGGGCGCTCGCTGAAAAAATTGTGAGCTTTACGCAATATTTAGCGCATTTTGTTGGCGGTTGGGAAAATCTAATAAAGATTTTTGCAACAGGTTTCTTGATTGCAAAATTCACCGCACTACTACAAGGTTTAGCGGCGCTTGGCGGCATTATTGTGTTTTTGTTTAGCCCAGTTGGCTTATTGATTGGTCTTCTCGCTAGTATGGCGGTTGCGGCGCGATGGCTGAGTCTTGAGTGGGACAAGCTGTCTATTGGTGTAAAGTTGCTGAGCATTGCATTGATCAGTCTCGGTGCAATTATCCTACTCCATATTGCCTATCTTGGCATCGCTGCGGCGGCGCAAATTGCATGGAATGCTGCAATGGCGTTTGGTCATGTAGTAATGGTTATGCTGCGTGGTGTGGCTTTTGTTGCGTTTGTTATAGCTATTGTTACAGCGCTAGGTGTGGCAACCGCCGCGCAATTTGCGTGGAATGCTGCAATGTGGCTTGGTGCAACGGCGATGGCGATCATTACCAGCCCGATTACCTTAGTTGTTGCGGCTGTTGCTGCATTAGCCGCAGGTGCGTACTTGCTGTATAGAAACTGGGATGCTATCAAACCCGCGCTAATGGTGTTTTGGGAAACCATTAAGCAGCGCTGGAATGCGTTTAAGGAATGGGTGGGTGAATTGGCGCAGTCAATTGTAGATTTCTTTGCTGCATTGCCTGCTCAGATGCTCGAAATCGGAGTGAATATCATTACAAGCCTGTGGAGCGGTATGAAGAATACAGGCAAGCAGGTGACGGGCTGGGTAGAAGGCTTTGCTACAAATGTTATTGATAGCGCAAAAGGTGTGCTAGGTATCAATTCACCATCGCGTGCGTTTGCGGAAATCGGTCAATTTACCGTGGCAGGTATGCAAGTCGGCATGGAGAGTCAAGAATCAAAGTTGCTGCGTTATTTAAGTAAATTCGGTTCAAAGCTAAAAAGTTGGTGGTCAGACGTTGCAGCATCGTTCAATTCAGTTGATTTATCAAAAAACATGGGTGCTGCATTACAGTCTACACAGAACACACTAGCCACTCTGCCTTCACCTGTTCAAAATGCATTAAATACCTTTGTGCCGGGTGCAGGTGTTGTTTCGTCTGTTGCTCAAGCGGTTAATGCTAATACAGGTATTAATCGGCAGGCTGTGCCGACGACAAATAATGCACCTGCACCGTTAAATAAAATAAATAAAACCAAAAATCCAACAACGGCTAAACGCTGGGATAAGGCAAAACACGATATTGTTTCCGCTGCTAATAAAGCGGGTGTTGATGCGGGCACGTTGGCTAATATCGCGCATTTTGAATCCATGGGTTTTAATCCAAACGCACGACCTATCTCAAAAAGCAAGCCTCACTTAAACACTGTGCGACAGTTTGATGGCAAGATGGCGATGTCAAGCGCACACGGTTACGGTCAGTTTATTGATTCGACGTGGCGCGGAATGATTAATAAATATGGCAAAAAATATGGCATAGAAAACGCAGGCAATCTAACAAAAAAGCAAGCCAATAAGTATCGAACGAATACAAAAATACAAGCCGCCATGCTTGCCGAATTTACTAAAGAAAACGTTGAAAAAGGTAGAAAACTTGGTGGGCATGATGATTTATCCAATGTGTATGCATTGCACAACTTGGGTAGTGGTGGCGGTGCTAAATTTCTAAAAGCATTAAATAGGAATCCAAATGCTTCTGTTAGTAGCGTGTTATCAAAGAATGTTATCAACAGAAATGCATCGCTTTACAAAAACGGTAATATCACACTAAAAGAAGCGTATGCAAAAATGGGTAAGAAAATGCGCGGCGGTGATGTTTATGCGGCAGAGGCTAGAGCGATGCAAAACGGACAAGTCAGTCCTGCAAAGCCGCTGAATATGGGTAACGTACAAAAAGTGGATTTTCAGGCTAATAAGCTTGCTGATCAGTTGCCTGCCATCGTGCGTGATCTACGCATAAAAGATAGTGACAGGAAGACAAAAACACTGGGGTCAATGGGTATTACCCGTTTTTCTGAGTTGAGCAAAAAAGGCGGGCAAGCGTTTGAAGGTGGTTATAATAACCCCGAAACCTTATACGCAACAGCGTTAATACAGAAAGGCTTGGGTAAGCACTTTAATCGCACAACCGCACAAAACGACCTTTATCATCAAAAGCACTCGCCTCGTTCAGGTCATACAAAAGGCTTTAAGACAGATTTTACAGTAAAAGGCATGAGCTATGCGCGTGCCAATCAGCTCACAAAATCAATCCTAATACAACAAGGCTTGAAATACGGAACAGACTTTAAAACGATTGATGAAGCTAATCGACCTTCCCGAAAATCAACGGGTGATCATATTGACTTCAAGCTAACAAAAACGGGTCAACGAAAGATTCGCAACATTATGTTAGCGCAACAATTAGCTAAAACAGAATCGCCTACTAATAAATCAATCGAGAAACGTGCATCTGGTGGCGCAGTACAGGCGGGCGGGTTTTATCAAGTTAATGAATTAGGGCCTGAGCTTGTCACAATGCAAGATAAAACCTACTTAATGATGGGTCATCAAACAGGTCATGTTACACCGCTAATTACCAGTGTACCGCCGCAATGGCAACAACAGCTCGCAGCTAATGCGCCTATGCTTAACTCATCATTTAGCAGCCACTACAACAATCATGCTAATAATGAGCAGATGCAGTTCAACAAGTCGCTTGCAGAATCAATGCAACGCGCAAAAGATAATCGTGTTGTGTCAATTAATGCTGGACGACAACAACGCGATGGAGTGCGCGGTGAATCCAACAGTCAATCTGTCGCGCAACATAATACCTTTAACATTTATACAACAGATGGCATGACTGCACATGATGTGGCGGCTGAGGTGGAGCGCATCTTGCATCAGCAGCAACGGCAATCGCGCAATCAGTTCCGTCAGCGCATGTTTGATTAAGGATGTATAAGACTATGCCCAATCCAACAATTAATGCAACGCTCGGCGGTTTTGGTTTTGCAATTACTACAGCTATGTTTCAAGAGCTTAATCGCACAACAAAGCAAAAATGGTCGGCCCGTGGGCGTGTGTTGTTGCGTGACGCACATCAGCATCTTGGACCCGGTGACGATAGTTTAGAGATACCGGGTTATATCATGCCGGCGTTCTGCGGTGCGTCGTCGCCTTTCTCGCTTGATACGCTTCGCGGTATGCAAAAAAAAGGGATTGCGTATGATTTTATCTTGCTGTCGCATCGCGGGATGGTGGGTGATTTAAAGGGGCGGTGGATTATTTTGGAGATTGAGGAGCGGCAGTCGGAGTTTTTTGGTGCAGCACCACAGCGCATCGACTTCTCTATAAAAATAAAGCGGGTAGATGATTAAGGTGGGTTATGTTTGAAGAATATCGCTGCAAGCAAGGTGATGTATTAGATTTGATCTGTTTTGAGCATTACGGCTCGGAAGATTATACTGAAGCAGTGCTTGAAGCAAATCACGGGCTTGCAAGCTATACAGAGTTGCCCTTGGGTATGGTGATTATATTGCCTGTCTTTCCTAGTAAGCCCACTATAGAAACACATAAGCAGGAGCAGCTATGGGGGTAGCGCAACGTAAATTTGTCTACGAGCCTGCCTGGCGAATTATCGCTGATTCGCAAGACATCACAGAAAAAATCAATAAAAACCTACACTCGCTCAGTATTCGTGATGGTCGCGGGATGGAGTCTGACGGTGTTGAGTTGCGAATCACAGATCATAATAATCATATCGAATGGCCTAAACGCAACGTGATTTTGCAGGTGTGGATCGGCTATAAAGGTGAAAAACTGTATTATCGCGGCAAATTTGTTGTTGATGAGGTAGGGCATGAAGGGCCGCTGGATATGTTTGTTATACCAGCGCGTGGCTTTGATTTGCTCGCTGATAGCCCAGATAAGATGAAAGTTCAGATTACAGGCTTTTGGCATGAACCTGACACGCACCTTTTTCTTAGTGATATTATTGCTGCGATTGCAGCACGAAACGGTCTAAAATCGGTTATTGGGCCACGCTACACTAAAACAAAAATACCGCACATTGACCAGACCGAGGAATCTGATGTGCATTTTGTGACGCGATTAGCCGAACGTTATGATGCTGTTTTTAAAATCAACGAGAAGACGTTGGTTTTTACCGAGAAAGGTAAAGCGCAAACACCGTCAGGTGGGCAGTTGCCTACTATTAAGATTAGCCGCCATGAAACGGATCGTCACAGTCATCGTCGAAAAGGTCGAGTTGAGTACACGGGTGTTAGGACAGAGTATTATGAGCTTAAAAAAGGCATTCGTGATTTTGTGCTGTATGGCGGTGGGCCAAAGATAAAAAAAATAAAAAAGACATTCCCTAATCGCGTCGAAGCACATGACGCGGCGCGGTCAGAATGGCAAAACATTCAACGCGACAAAGAGACATTGGAATTAATGTTGGCACACGGACACCCCGGCGTTTTCGCGGAAAACTTAATTACAACAAGTGGCTGGCGCTACGGTATTGATCGCACTTGGCTTGTCAATGATGTTAATATTGACCTACATGCGAATCACGGTATTTCAAGCCGTATCAGTTTAGAGTTGCCTGCTGAGGAGTTGGGCTTTGATTAGGAGAGTTTTATGACAATAAGATCCGATAGTATTGAATATTACGCAACAAAAATACACAACTCACCTTTTTTGCGTGAAATAGCTAAAAAAGCTGGTTCAGCGCTTGGTAGTGCTCATACTGAGCAATACTATACTTACGTTCGAAAAGCGCTTATTGATGCCCTTCCCTTCTCTTCAAATGACAATCAAAATTGGCGTATCGAGCTAATTGATGAGATTATAACAAAGAATTTTTCAAATCGCGCAGCATCGCTTGATGTGGTCGCTTCAAATCGCGCAGCATCGTTTGGTGCGGGCGATGTTTGTTTTGAAGTTAATCTAAAAGTGACAGGTCTTAGTAGGCAAGATCAAATAGAGCGTATTAAGACAGCAGTGCATCAAGCGCTTTGCTGTGATGTGGGAGTCAAGTCTTCTTCAGTGCAATCAGAGCACACTGAAGGAAAAGCGCAACCGCCACTTGGCGGTTTTTTTTGGTTGGATGCTAACGAGTTTGGTCAAGTTCTGGTTAAACCGTCGGGTTCGCCGTCGAATCTGTATGGCTCTATGACGGGGTATAGTAACGGTATGGTTACGCTTTCTTTTGATTTAGGAATTAGTCCAGGTTTTTTTATGCCACTCGATGGGGCTGTTCTTCTTGATGGTTGGGGGTGTGGATATGATGGAGAGTGGGATGTAATTGAATTGTCGGGTAGTGCGGGTATGCTCTATGAGCGCATTAAGATTAGGATGCGTTAAGCCTGACGCATCATTAAAAGGTTACAATCTTTATTTCTAAAAACTAACGTCGTGAGACGTGAGGAAAAACTATGATAAAAAAAATCGGGGCGCTATTCAAAAAAGCAGTGTCTAGTATTATTAAAAAATCACCTTATCGTTATGTGCTTGAAAAAGATATGGTGTTTTTATGTAAGCGTGTTTTTAGTCGTGACTATGAGTTCAAAGATAAAGCGGGCAAGACGTGGCTGCATCTTTTGCAAAACGGCACTGCTGTGATTGTTAAGGGTTATGCTAGTGACGGCTGCTCACCCAAATTTCGCATCCCATTCACAAGTACGGCGATCGGCCCGTGGGATGGTAAAATAAATAAAAAAACAGGGCTGCCTGAGGCTGCCGAAGGTTTCTTTCCTCATGATGCCCTTTATCAATTCTTAGATCACCCCGACATGCCACTTACTCGCGGCGAAATGGATGCTATTTTCCGCGATGCGTTACTAAGTACTCATTTTCCAAAATGGCGAACTTATCTTTATTACTACGCCGTGAAATATTTTGGTGGTGTTTATCATAGTACTATGAAGTCACTGCGGAAGTCATTTACAAAAGGTTAAATTATGCTTGGTGTTCTTGAGTTTGTTTTTTCATCAGTTTGGGTTTTGTGGGTGTATGGATCTTGCTTGTTACGTTTAACCGAGGCTCTCCATGCCGGCGGCAACGGAGAGTGTAGGCTATTTTTCTAAAACGGGGGTAAAAATGTTAGCAATAACACATATAAAATCACCATTGTCTGGTTGGATTGGCGGTAAGTCGCAATTAGCAAAGCGCATTATTGGTGCTATACCAACACACGAATGCTATTGTGAAGTGTTCGCAGGCGCTGCGTGGGTATTGTTTAAAAAGGAGCAGTCACGCGCAGAAGTGATTAACGATATTAGCAGTGATGTTGTTAATTTGTATCGCGTTATTACGCATCACTTGGATGAATTTGTAAAACAGTTTCGATGGCAACTCACAAGCAGGAATGAGTGGCAGCGGCTTTTGCAAACGAAGCCTGAAACGCTGACCGATATCCAGCGAGCGGCGCGGTTCTATTATCTACAAAAGCTCTCTTTTGGCGGCAAGGTGAAAGATCGTTCATTTGGCACATCAACTACACGCCCACCTCGCTTAAATTTGTTGCGAATTGAGGAAGATTTATCTGCCGCGCACCTGCGCCTATCAAATGTGATGGTTGAGAATCTGGGTTTTGCGGATTGTATTAAGCGTTATGATCGTGAGCATACGTTTTTTTATCTTGATCCGCCCTATTTCGGTGTTGAAGATTATTATGGTGATGGTCTGTTTAGTCGTGATGATTTTGGCAGGCTTGCCACTATTCTTATTTGTACTCGCTGAGTTGATAGCATGCAACCTCAACTAATGAATAGCACGTTTTGACGTGTTTCACTGATAATAATAAAGGTTGGTGCGAATATGAGCGGCTTGGCGAGTATCTTTCGGCGATAGCGTGATTTCAAAATGAAGAGCGGTGCAGTATTGCAGGAAGTATGGCTAGGTAAGATCTTTATATTGACTTAAGCGCAAAAAAACCAAGCAAACTGCTTGGTTTTTTTGCTGGTTTAACTAGGAAGTTAGATCACTCAGGTTGATTGACGAGTCATCTTGCGGGAAGCCTCTCGGCAAGCCGCGAAGGTCGGTGCGAGCCAGCCCGGAAGCTTTAGCTGCCGCCAGAACACGAGCGTTTACTAACAATAGGGTATTCGGTGCTTGTTCGGGCAAGTTAATGATTCTGTTTTCATCATTAACTAGAGGATATGGGCCGCGAACAGGTGTTAGATCACCTTTTTGTAATCGCGGATAGTAGTGCTCCGTCGGCACGTCGCCGAAGCGGATCACGATTTTTTGTTTTTCCATAATGGTTTTCTCATTTGTTTGACTTGTGTTTATGGTAAATCAATTATTGTCGATTTGCACGTTTGACAAGCTTGCCAAAACAGCAATGCGCGAAAACCAATTAGGCTAAAAAATGGTAAGTTATTGTTATATATGGTCTATTTTTTAATGGTTTTAGGCTAGTAATTTTCATTAGGTCTTTGTTTTTTATAACTATTTATACTGACTTGTAATCAGTAGGTCCTCAGTTCGATTCCGAGTGTCGGCACCATATAA